GGTATATTCAGACGGTATCTCAGGTGTTGGTACTGGTGCTCGTGCTGACATCGTAGTTGGTCAAGGTTCTAGTGTCATTGCATTCGATATCGTCAGTGCTGGTTTCGGATATAGAGAGGGTGAAATCCTTAGAGTATCACTTGGTGGTACAACCGGTATCCTCACCACAGGACAAAGTGATTATAGTGAGTTCCAACTTACTGTTACCGATGTATATCGTGATACCTTTAATGGATTTACTGTTGGTGAACTTGATGTCTTTGATCAACTTGACGACCAGTTTGATGGATTGCAGAAGAGATTTAATCTGGAGATTGCTGGTCAACAATTTGCTATTGAGGTTGCAGAAGGATCACAGATCAATCTGGCCCAATGTCTGATTGTCACTATTAACGATATCCTCCAGGTTCCTAATCAGGCCTACAAGTTCAACGGCGGTGCAGTAATTGAATTTACAGAACCTCCTAAGAAGGGTGATACTTCTAAGATTATCTTCTATAAGGGAACACCTGATGTTGATGTGGTTCTGGTTGACATTCTGGAGACTGTCAAGGTAGGTGATACCTTACAATTGAAGAATGATTATAAGAAGGGTCAAAGCTTTGGTCTCTTCCAAGAACCCAGAACTGTAGTTGGTATTACAACTCTGGATACTGTCAGAACCTTCGCATACGATGGACCTGGTGTTACAACCAATACATCTTTGGTTAGACCTATCACTTGGTGTAAGCAACAAAACGATATCGTCATCAATGGTCAGTTTGTCACTAAGGACAGAGTTGAGTATGAACCATTCATCCAACCTGCTGCTTATCTGATCTCCTATGTTGGAACATCTAGTCAGTTTGCTTATACCGATACTGCAAGACCATTCTTTAACTCTAGGAATGAGACTAACCTTCTTGAGTATCAGGATAGAATTAGTATTGTCGATCAAAGAGCCATCGTTGGTGCAACTGCAACATCTGGTATTGGATCCACTAGTGTCACCTCTATCACAGCCAATTTAGTTGGTTCTGGATATTCTACATTTACACCAACAGTTTCTATCTCTCTCCCTGATGATCCTAATGGTATCAGAGCTACAGCTACAGCAAATGTAAGTGGAAGTGGTGTTACATCCTACACTATTACAAATGCAGGTACCGGTTACACTCAGGCTCCACTTGTACAAGTTGAAGTTCCTAATGTAATCATCGAGAATATTGGTGTTAATTCTTACTTCGGTGATCAAGGTGAGATTGTTGGTTATGCACAATCCGCTGGTGGTCTAGGAACTCTTGAACTTTACATCCCTGAGAACTCTTACATGAGAGATCCCACAATCGTGGGTGTCGCTGTTACTGTGAGTGGACTTAAGGCAGGTGACTGGTTCACAGTCAATCTCACCAACACTGATGTCAATTTTGATGGTATCTATCAGGTTGCTAACGCATACACGGTAGTCAAAAATATTCCTAGTGTAGGTGTGGGAACAACTGCTCTAAGGGTTGTTGAGTGTAACAATGTAGGGTTCGGTACTACTGCCGGAGTATTCAATGAGAATATGACATATGGTGAATTTGGATGGGGTAAGATTCAGTTCTTGAACAGACAAGCAGCCACTGCTAAAGAGTTCACACCTAATCCCTACTCTGGTATTACAACCTCACCGTTGGTCCAAAGAGAGAAACCACTTAAAAACAACAACTACGTTGTTTAAAATAAATAAAACATACAAAGGAATCTTGTAGATGGCATACCAAGGTATTAATACGGGTACCGGTCCTAATAGCGGAACCGGTGATACCCTCTTATCAGGTGCTGATAAAATCAATAGTAATTTTGAAGAACTCTATACCCTGTTGGGCAATGGGTCTACACTTGCTGTTGGTATTGTAACTGGTATTGTCGCAGGAGAAAATGTATCTGTCAGTTCGACCTTCGGAACTGTTACGGTTTCAGCCGCAACATCCGGTCTGGTTGTAACTGGACCGTCTACTTTTAACGGTATGACGACGGTGACTGGAGATCTCTATGTGAGTGGAGACCTTTATGTAGCCGACGATATTCAATACGACGAGGTAAATGGTAGAAATCTTAATATTAGTGGTGTTGGTACTGTTGCTACGCTGGGTGTAACCACTAATCTAACTGTATCGGGTGTATCTACACTCGGTGTTACAACCTTTACTGGTAATGTAAGTGTCGGTTCATCCTTCTTCTTCGGGGACAACAACCAAGTCTTGATGGGAGCACAAGATGACTTTGCCATCTATCACACTGACTCCGAAGGTAATGTCCTAAAGACCAACGTTGGTAACCTTAACATTATTGGTGACAACGCCAACATGGTTTCCTTAAGTGGAACCGCTGTTGTTATGGCAACTAATGTTGACGGTAACTTCGGTGTTGAACTTTACTACAACAACCAGAAGAAATTAGATACCAAAGCCGATGGTATTACGGTAACGGGTAACGTTAGATCAACCAAGTTTATTGGTGATGGTGCAGACCTTGTAGGTATCACCACTCTGATTCAAGCTGGTGATAATGTTACCATCACCACAGAAGCTGGTATTACCACTATCTCAACTGCTGCTGGTTTGACTACAGCTAATGTTTCTACTAATACACTTAATGTAATTGGTGTTGCAACTGCTTCTGCTTTTGTTGGTGACGGTTCACAACTCACTAACCTTCCTTCTGGTATTACCACAGCAGTCATTAATGCAGACTCTATTAATGTATCCGGTCTTTCTACATTCACCGGTAATGTAAGTTGTGGTCAAAGTCTATTACTTGGTGATAACGGAAGAATTCTGATTGGTGACGCACCAGACCTTCAAATCTATCATGATGGTGATAACAGTTATATTAAGGATCTGATTGGAACGGGGGCACTGAGACTGGACAGTTCATTTATTGAACTCAGAAATGCAGTAGGAGATAAGAGAACTGCAACCTTCTCATCTGGTACTGGTGCTAATGGTGGTGCTCAACTATATTTTGGTGGAACAAAGAGATATGAGACCACATCTACAGGTGGTGTTGTATCAGGTATTCTGACAGCCACTGAATTCTATGGAGATGGTTCTAACCTAACCGGTGTTGGTGGTGGAAACACAGCCAATGTAAGTACAAATACACTAAATGTTATTGGTGTTGCAACGGCAAATTCGTTTGAAGGGAATGGATCAAATCTTGTTAGCGGTAGATGGGTACTTGGTGCCATTGGTTCTAATGACTACACCTTTACTGGTATTGGTTTCACGGAAACCACAGCTGACCCAGATCTCTATCTCGCGAGGGGTAGTGTATATGAGTTTGTTAACAATATGGGTGCTCACCCATTCCGCATTCAATCTACACCTAATGGTTCTACTGGCACTATTTACAATAATGGTGTTACTAACAATGATGTTTCAAACGGAACCTTGAGCTTTGAAGTAACTATGAATGCACCCAATACACTGTACTATCAGTGTACTGCACATCCTAATATGGGTGGAGTAATTTATATCTATCCAGAACTTCGTTAAAGCACACTAAATAAGAAAAAAGTCTTACAAAAATGCCAGCAATAATTACTGATCAATTGCGCATTGAGAATGCAAGGAATTTTGTAGATTCTGTACAAAATACCAATAATTCTTATTATGCGTGGATTGGGTTGCCAAATGCAACCGCATATCAATCAGATTGGAATTCCAATCCACCTGCCCCTATGGACAGTTTGGATCAGTCTAACTGGTATTGGGATACCATGTTGGCTCTCAAGAAGATCAACCCTGGTGATGTAAGTCAAGTTATTAGAAAGATCCAGTGGCAATCTGGTACCACATATGATATGTGGAGAAACGATATTACCAGAGATAATCCATCCCAACCATCTGGTGCGTTTGATATCTACGATGCAAACTACTATGTGGTGAATAGTGAGTTTAAGGTTTATATTTGTCTGTTTAATAACGCCACTCCAGAGAATAGTTATAGAGGTGGTCCTTCACTGGATGAACCAAACTTTACCGATCTGGAACCTAGAGAAGCTGGTAGTAGTGGTGATGGTTATATCTGGAAATATCTTTACACGATTAAGCCAAACGAGATCATCAAGTTTGACTCTACAAACTATATGCCAGTTCCTACAGACTGGTTCACTAGTCCCTCTTATGCCGCAGTAAGAGAAAACGCAAAGACTAGTGGTGAAATCAAGATCGTAACCATTAGAAATCGTGGTGTTGGTATTGGTACTGCAAATGTTACCTATACTAGAGTTCCTATCCTTGGTGATGGACGTGGTGCCGAGGCTACTGTTGTTGTGAATAACGACTCCAAGATCGAATCTGTCACCGTATCTAATGGTGGTGATGGATATTCCTTTGGAACTCTTGATCTTCCAAACGGTGGTGTTCCCACTGGAACTGTTGCTCCTGTATTTGACATCATCATCCCTCCTCCTGGTGGACATGGTGCTGATATCTACCGTGAATTAGGAGCTTATAATGTCCTCTCTTATGCTAGATTTGAGAACGACACACAAAATCCAGACTTCATCACTGGTAACCAGTTTGCACAGGTTGGTATTGTAAAGAACCCAACCAATTACAACTCATCTACCCTTCTCACTATTGACAAGGCTAGTGCCGTTTATGCTCTTAAACTGGTTGGTACTGGTTATAGTGAGGCAACCTTTGTAGCTGACGCCTTTGTAACCCAAACAGTTGGTTTAGGATCTACTGCTGTTGGTAGGGTTGTATCCTACGATCAGGCAACAGGTATTCTAAAGTATTGGCAAGACAGAACAACCGCAGGTTTTAATACGAACGGTTCTCAAGATCCCAATCCTAAGTTTGGATTTGAACAACTTCAATTTACTGCTGCACCCACAGCCGGTGGTAGTTTACAAATTCTGCCCAATGTAGGTAATACACTCAACATTGATACTAAATTTACGGGTGTCTCTACCACAATAAATAGTAGGACATATTACCTGGGTCAGGAATTCATCCTTGGAGTTTCCAAACCAGAGTCCCAAAAGCGCTCTGGGAACATCATATATGTTGATAACAGGCCCTCTGTTACTAGATCATCTTCACAGAAAGAAGACGTTAAAGTTATCTTGCAATTCTAAGAGATATGCCACAGGAAACTAATCTCAATGTCGCTCCTTATTTTGACGACTTTGATCCTCAGTCTAATTATTACAAGGTTCTATTTAAACCTGGTTTCCCGGTTCAAGCAAGAGAACTAACAGGACTGCAGTCCATTCTGCAGAATCAAGTAGAAGAAATGGGTAACCACTTCTTCAAAGAAGGTGCGAAGGTTATTCCTGGTGATCTTACCTATCTCCGTAACTTCTATGGTATTCAAATCGAGCCCGAATTTTTGGGTATCCCAGTTGGTATCTACTTGGACCAATTGGTTGGCACTACAATCACTGGTGCTACATCTGGTGTTACTGCAAAAGTCGTTACCTATATTACAGATCAAGAGTCCGAAAGGGGTGTATATACGTTATACGTAAACTATGAGAATAACGCCACATCTGATGCCGATCCAGATACATTCTCTAGTAGTGAAATTCTTACTACTAGTACTAATATTACCTATGCATCTACCTTCATCTCAGCGGGAGAAGGATTTGCAACAACAATTCCACAGGATGCATCAATCATCGGTTCATCCTTTAACATCGCTCAAGGTGTATATTTCCTAAGAGGATACTTTGTAAACGTTGCCTCACAAACTCTGATCTTGGATCAGTATAACAACAACCCTTCCTACAGAGTGGGTCTGGATGTTGTTGAGGAAATTATTTCATCTGACGTTGATCCCAGACTTAACGACAACGCACAGGGATTTAATAACTTTACTGCTCCTGGTGCTGACAGACTCAAGATTACTGCAACTCTTTCCAAGAAAGACTTTGGTAGTTTTGATGAATCAAACTTTGTCCAACTGTCCGAGGTGAAGGATGGAATTCTTCGACTTATTAATAAAAATACTGATTATAACTTCATCGGTAACGAATTTGCCAGAAGGACGTTCGATGAGTCCGGTAACTATTACGTTAAGGAATTCGTCACGACGGTAAAGAACAGTCTTAACAATAATGAGGGTAACAGAGGCATCTATAATGCCAATCAAACTACTCAGTCTGGAAGCACACCTAGTGAAGATCTGGGTATCTATAAGATCTCTCCTGGTAAGGCTTATGTCAAGGGATATGAGGTAGAGACTATTGCTCCTACCCTGGTTGACTTTAGAAAGCCCAGAACCACCAAGCAGGTAGATAATCAGGCAGTCAACTTTGGTTTCGGTCCTACTCTGAACCTGAACAGAGTTACAGGTTCTGCCACTATTGGAATCAATACTTCACTGACCCTTAGTCTTAGAAGTGACAGAATTGGTGTCAACTCGCTGACTGCTCCTGGTCAGGAGATTGGTATTGCTCGTGTCTATGATTTCGTTCTGGAAAGTGGTGCATACGATGTATTACAACCAAATGGGAACGTATGGGACCTGTCATTGTTTGACACCCAGTTATACACAACCATCAATCTTAATGAACCCGTCACCCTTGAGGTCTCTACATTCATCAAAGGTGAGTCTAGTGGTGCAAAAGGTTACCTCAAGTCTGCTGTAACTAACGCTACAGCTCTTACAGCTTACAATGTTGAGGGTGAGTTTTTCAAGGGAGAGAGACTTCTCTTTAATAATGTTCTTGATAACGCTAGATTTATTACCAGCGACAAGAACTTCTCCATGTCTGATGTCAAATCAGTCTTTGGTATTGTCGGTACTGCGGCAACATTTACTGGTGACACGGTACAATCACTGAATCGTAACTTTGGTTCTGCCAACGTGTCTGCAGAGAGTGGTGGTGAGTCACTGATTTCTATTCCTGCAGACCCTGGCTTCTCATTTGTTGGTATCGTTTCTACTGGCAATATCATCAGATATTCAAGACCAGGCTTTGATATTGCCACTCTAAACAAAGTTGTTGGGGTTGCAAGAACAAACATTACTGTAGAGGCAGTAACCACTGTTCAAGGTGTATGTAACGGTGCCCTTCCTTCCTCGGTAGAGAATGTTCAGAACTTTGAACTTCTTCAGACAAGAGGAACAGGTGGTCCTGGTTCTGGTAACCTGGCTGACAATGACTCATTGTTCAGTATCTTCCCCAAGTTTAATATCTCATCAGTAGACCTTATCGATAGTGATTTGGTCATTAGAAAGCAATATACTACATCAATTACTGATGGTTCCACACCAATCATCAACACAGATGACAAAGAAGTATTCTTACCCTTCGATGAGGAAAGATATACTCTTATTAGGTCTGATGGTGCAACTGAAGTACTGACAGAAGATAGACTTCAGTTCACTAACGGTTCAACCTCACTTCAGATTAATGGTCTGACTGGTGGTGATGACACACAGACTAAACTGATTACTACGATCAGAAAGTCTGACGTTACTTCTAAGACAAAGATCAGAAACGTATCACAAGATTTGATTATTAACAAGTCTAGTAATGCTGCATCTGGTATTGGTTCTACCACTCTTAACGATGGTCTAGAATATGGTAACTATCCTTATGGTACCAGAGTACAAGACGAAGAAGTTTCACTGAACGTTCCTGACGTATATAACATTTACGGTATCTTTGAATCCAATGGTATTGAGGATCCAACCTCACCATTCATGACACTATCCCAGATGGATGGTATCACGGGAACTACTAATGATTTAATTATTGGTGAGATTCTGGTTGGAAGAACAAGTGGTGCCAAAGCAATCTACTTACAGAAGCTGGATGATACTGCAATCTACTTCTGTTATCTAAATGATTCTACTTTTGCTAATGCAGAGGTTATCTCGTTTGAGTCTTCTAATGTTAATGCAGTATCCTCCAATGTAAAACTTGGTTCTCAGAATATTACCACTGACTACAAGTTCTACAATGGTCAGAAAGGTACCTTCTACGACTATTCTAGAATTATCAGAAGATCTAGAGCTGCAAGACCGGCAAGAAAACTTCGTATCTACTATGCATCATCCTCGTATGATCCATCCGATGTTGGGGATATCACGACAATCAATTCATATCCTGGTTATAACTACGGAACTGAAATCCAGCAAGTAAACAATATTAGAAATTCTGATATTATTGATGCTAGACCTAGAGTTGCTAACTATTCAGTTACAGAAGGTGCAAGATCTCCATTTGAATTTGAAGGTAGAAACTTTGTCAATCCTAACCAACAGTCCTCCCCTCATATCATTGCATCTGATGAGTCAATCACTGTTGGATATAATTACTATCTCCCTAGAGTAGACAGAATCTTCATCAATACTGATGGGGCACTGGGTATCATTAATGGTACTCCCGACGATAATCCTAGACTTCCAGATAGTCTCAGTAATGTAATGAACATTGCTAATGTCTATCTTCCTGCATATCTGTTCAATGTAGCTGACGCTAACGTACAATTCATTGACCATAAGAGATATCAGATGAGTGATATTTCTAAACTGGAACAAAGAATTCAGAACCTTGAGTATTACACATCCCTCAGTCAACTTGAGACTAATACTCTTAATCAGTTTGTTGCTGACGCTGATGGTAACAACAGATTTAAGGCTGGTATCTTTGTAGATAACTTTACCAGTACAGACCCTCAGGACTTGTCTGTAGGTGTCAGAAATAGTGTTGACCTTCAAAAGGGTGTACTCAGACCTGCTCACTATACTACGGCTCTTAATCTCCAACTTGGAACTACAGCTATCACTGGTATTGGAACAACCTCTGATGCAAACCAGGATGCTAATTTTGCACAAGTTGTAGGTGCAAACGTCAGAAGATCTGAAAGTGTTCTGTCACTTGACTACACTGATGACCTGTGGTTACAACAACCATTTGCAACTAGAGTCGAGAATGTAACTCCCTTCCTGGTTCAGTTCTGGCAGGGTGATATCGAACTCATTCCAGAAGTTGATGTTTGGATTGACGTTCAGAGATTAGAAACTAATGCTGTCATGATGGAAGGTTCCTTCCGAGGTGTGGCAGAAGCACTGGGTGCAGAAATCACCACAGCTGCAGATGGTTCTAGGTCTGGTGTTACTCCAATCATCTGGAACTCCTGGCAGACTGTTGGTGTTGACCTGGATATCTCCCTATCTAACGACGTATCCCAGTCTTCGACAAGTTCTACTAGTAATGATAGTTCTTCGTCTTCGTCTTCTGCAGGTGGTGGTAGTGTAACGACAACTCTCAACACAACCAATACCACTACAACTAATACAACTACAAACAATATTCAGGCACAAACTTCTATCAATCTGTCACAGACTAGAGATGGTAGACAGTTCTTTGTTAATGAGAGAATTGATACTGAGTCTCTGGGTGACAGAGTTGTTAGAAGAGAGATCATCAACTTCATGAGGATGCGCAACATCAGCGTTATCGGCACTAGATTTAGACCTTATACAAGAGTCTACTCCTTCTTCGATGATGTAGATGTAAACAACTACGTATCACCTAAACTACTTGAGATCGAAATGATCAATGGTACGTTCCAGGTTGATGAAGCTGTCCTTGGTGTCATGAATGATGGTGGTTCACAGGTCACCAATGGTTCTACCATTCCTACTATCAGATTCAGAGTAGCCACATGTAATCACAAGTATGGTCCTTACAATTCTCCTACTGACACATACGACAGTAACCCATATAACAGAGACGTAGAAATCCCTGCCAACTATTCGGCATCATCTACGATCCTGAATATGGATACCTTTAGTCTTCAGTCTCAGGATGCACCTGAGTTTGGTGGTTGGGTATCGGAGTCTATGATTCTGACTGGTCAAACCAGTGGTGCTCAGGCAAGAGTAACTGCTGTTAGACTGATCAGTGACAGAGTTGGTACGGTTATTGGTTCTTACTTTGTACCTACCCCCGACAATCCTGCTAACCCCACGTTTGAGACGGGTAGAAATACATTTAGACTTACAAGTAGTAGTGTTAATAGTGCTATTGAGGGTGTTGTCACCACAGCTGGTGAACAGACCTTCTACTCACAGGGTGATGTAGATGTTACTCAAGAGGTAACACTGTCCCTCAGGAACGCAACCGTCAGAAGAGAGGACTTTACTCAGTCTAGAATTATCGGTGACAGTGCCACATCTAACACTATTCAGGTAGTATCCACTGATACAAACACTACCAGTAGTACTAGTGTGGATACGAGCTTCGTGGCTCCTCCTCCACCACCTCCACCACCAGCTCCTCAGCCACCCCCACCACCACCAGAGCCATTCGTTGACCCTCTGGCACAGACATTCTTTGTCGATGAGGATAGTGGTGTATTCATCACTAAGGTTGATGTATTCTTCTTCTCCAAGGATGAGAATATCCCTGTCTTGTTTGAGATTAGAGAGACTAATCTTGGAACACCTTCTGCTGTTGCTCTTCCCTTCTCACAGATCTCTATTGATCCTGACGATGTGAACCTCAGTGAAGATGGTAGTGTTCCCACAACTATCACAATGAGAGCACCTGTCTATCTGAATGCAGGTACCGAGTACGCACTGGTTCTGATGTCTCACTCTACAGAGTACAGAGTATGGATTAGTAGACTTGGTGAGGCAGATGTTACCACATCTACCGGTACGGAAGCTGGTCAGGTCCTCGTTACAGAACAGCCTCTCCTTGGTTCACTCTTCAAGTCACAGAATGCTTCTGTATGGACACCTTCACAGTATGAGGACCTTAAGTTCGATCTGTATGTTGCTAACTTCAAGTCACAAGGTACAGTTTCGTTCTTCAATCCTCCTCTACCCACTGATCTTTCCAAGGTCGATCCTAACGGTCTGACCCTCAGATCTAGAGAGATTAGAGTTGGACTTGGAACGACTGTAGTTGATCCTGGTCTTAAACTTGGTAATACTGTCTTCCAGCAGAGTATTGGAGCAGAGGGTACACTTGTAGCCTTTGCCGGTTCTATTACAGGTAACTACACCATCACTAATGCTGGTGTTGGTTATACTCCTTCAGCTGCCGCCTTCACTTACACTGGTGTTGCTCTGACTTCCATCACTGGTAAGGGTATTAATGCCACTGCTGACATCACCATTACTAATGGAAAAGCTACCGCAGCTGCAGTTAGGGCAGGGGGTTCTGGTTATGTCATTGGGGACGTTCTCACACCCGTCACGGTTGGAAACGTCAATCTTGGATCTGGTATTCAACTGTCTGTCGATGCAATTCTTGGTAATAATACACTGGTCCTTGACAATGTTCAAGGTAACTTTACTACCAACTCGGCCTACCCATTGTTCTATACCAATAGTTCAGGCATTACAACCGAACTGAATTCTGCCGTTGGTGGTGACGTAATCCCCATCTCACCCATTGGTGTTGTTCATGAGGGTACATATATCAAGGTC